CCGAAGGAGCTCATAAATGTTATTAACCAATAGTTGGTATTGGTGTGCCTAATGCTTCAGCTTTCCATGTGGAATTAGTTCCATCATCAGTAACACAAGTAAGTTTAACTCTTGCATTAACTGCTGTCGTAGCAGGAAGAGTTAAAGTATCACCTGCAATATCAGATGCTGGATTAGCTGCAGTGCCACCCATAAGCTCTATAGCTCCATAAAAGTTTGAAACAGCGGATCCTGGTAAAACGAAAGTAACCGTTTTTCCACTCGCTACAGCTGTAGTTACAATAAATTCATATGTTGCTCCTACATTTGCAGTGGCCAATGCTGGCATATTAACTATAATATCGTCAGTTCCATCTATGCTAAATAGTGTGCCTGATTGTCCTACAGTTAAAGTACTAGTAACTGCTGCACCAGTGTTAAAAGTTGAACTGTCTACTGTTACACGAAAATTGGGTCTCGTATCATAGACAGCTTCGTCTGTAACTGCACCGGTTGAAGAATTAATGGTAATTGATTTAAAACCATTTTCCGATCTAACCGGTCCATTAAAAGTTGTTGTTCCCATTTGTCTACCCTCCTAAATAAGTAGTCGTTTTAAGTCTAACGGGTTTTAATAAGAAGGGCGAACTAATTTCGCCCTTCTTTATTTATTTTATGCTGCACCTGGAGTGCCGAATATTCCACGCCAGTCAGACCAGCCGAAGCTGTATCTTTCTCTCGCTTTATATCTAACGTTTCCAGTATCGAAGTCACCTTCCATTGCAGTTCTTATAGGTGCCCTATTGAAGTGTTTAAGTCCATTAGGAGCATCAGTTTTAACGTACCATGCATCAGTGTCAGTCAAGAAATTGTTGATGACATAACCTTGTGGGACCATGCCCATAGATTTAATTGCATTGATATCATTATCAGCTGTGCCTACGCGTCCTGCAGAGTTCAATAACCTTTCAGCTACAAATTGAAGATTTACCGGAAGAATTAATTTCATGCCCCTTAGAGCAATCTTTAATCCTCTTTCATCCTTCATACCTGCAATTTCGATAAGTGCTGTTTCCAACGAAGTTTCGTTGAGATCAGCGGCAGTGCCTAATAGATTTGTTTGGTTTCCACTAAGAGTTGGGTGTGATGCAGATAGTAAAACTACCCCGTCACCACCAGTGTATCCAGATGTAGTTGAATTATTCAATACATTTGAACCTTTCACCTGTTTAGTGTTAGCCATTGATCTAGCCAATGCCTTTGTATATCGAGTGCTGATTTTGTCGTAAAGGTTGTCCTCTACGGCTTCTTCAGTTAATGAGAAAGCTAAAGCGACAGTCTCGTTGGTATACCTAGCAGTGTAAGTTTCTTGAGCGTCGTCGTAAACTACGCCTTGACCCTCAGGTTTTACACTAGCGTTGGCGAAACCACCAAGCATCACTTCTTCTTCGAACGCACGATCAGAACTCTCTGTTTCAAAGATTTCTGCGTTTTGATTTTCGTATCGGTCGTATTCTAACCCAAACAAAGCATTCAAGCCGGGTTCGAGCTCTTTGACCAATTGCATACGTGATATAACCATTGTTCAATCCTCCTATCGGCTTACGGGAATGAAGTAGTAAGAGTGGTTTTCAAATAACGACCTTCGTTCAATCTAACAATCCAGTTTGCATTGTCAGCTGAAGCATCGCTATTATCAGGATCTGTTGATATTCCCACAATAACGAATTGTCCAGTCGCACCTGATCCAATTAGCGTTCCTAGTTCTTCTTTTGATTGACCATTAACGGTAGACCCAGCTGTATATGCCATGTCTGCGTTAGAGCCAATTGAAGTTGGATCTGCTAATGTACCATTTGCTTGTACTTCATATAGCTTGTTCGGATCGTCATAGACAAAGGCGTAAATCTTTTCTCCCGAAGCCACGTTAATGGATCCCGGATAGTAATTTGACCAATATGGTTTTTCGGTCGTAGGATGTTTAGTTATGAAACAGCCATTGAAAACACCAATGTTCATAACGTTACTAGCAGCGGAAGCTCCAATATAACCTTTAGTCACTGCAGTACCGACTTGATCGGTTACAGTGCCATCACCTATAAAAACTAAATCGCCTTTATAAATAGCATTGGCTTGGTTATCCGCAATACGATACCTTGTGGTACCACCATTTTGGATGTTACTTCCTAACTCACCTACGGGTCTAAAACCAAATGGCGCGTCTTTATTTGCCATGATTTTTCCTCACAGTAATTAGTTGTGACCCACTCCTCATGAGTGTGTCAATTATGTGTAAATTATGTGGAAAACCTACTAGGTTTTTTTGCCACCAAAACTTACGCGAGTGCTTCTCTCCGAAGAGATTGGCATACTAGGATGTTGGTCCTTGAGTGGATCGTTTGCAATCGCTTCATCCTTATCTTTCGTCAGTTGATGAAAGTAAGCATTTCGCTCTGCAACGGTTTCCTCAGGAATCCTTGCTAGCATTAATCCTCCAACAGCTATGACACCTTCATATTTACCTGAATCTAATTGAGGCCATTCAGTATCAGGATATTCATCCGCTCGGACAAATTCCCAACCTTCGCGTAGTCTGGCAGAGACATTTTTATTGTCCAGCTGTCCTACTACTTCAGCCCTTATCCATCGGTGCTTAAAGCCCTTTGGTGCAGGTGGTGCGTCTAGTTGTGACGGTGGAGCCCATGGTTTCCTTCGAGAAGTCTTCTCTCTGGTTTCAGACTCGCGTGATGGTAGTTTTTGCGGTTGTTTCGTTTTCATTATCATATGCCTACTCCTTCACGTACTTCGCATATTCGCTTAGTGGCACACCTAGTTTTTTTGAAATGGCAACCTGTGATGGTGTGAGTCTCACTGTGCCTTTGCGCCTTCCCGGAGATGCACTTCTATTAACAGAAGATACAGACTGGGTTGGCGAAACCTTGTCAAATCGGTGAGGAAATGTTTCCTTCATCCTTTTGTCTATTTCACTATAGTATGAATCGGATGTAGTGTCAAATCCTTCTTCCACCAGTTTACGATGAATTGAGAAGGATGTCAAGGTCATTGGTTCATCCTGTCCAAACCATTCGTTCTTGTTGGCCCATTCCTCCGCCTTTGGATCCGGCGGTCTTGGGGCTGGTCTTTGCTGTGGATACGGTTGCTGGGGCATTTGTGGCTGTCTTGGGTCCACACCTCGTGCCTCCATTTCCTGTCTTAATCTTTCACGCTGTGCCTTGTGGGATGCTGCTCGTTCCTCCTCAATGGCCAAACGGCTCAGCTTGGTTTGGGCGTCAACCTGTTTTTCAGTGTCCCCCAAATCCATAGCCTCTTTTAATTCTTTTTTGGCGTTGGAAATCTGTGATTCCACACGGTCACCGTATTCAGCGACGTATCCGGAATCAACTTGCTGTGCCCTGCTCTTTATTTCTTGCGCATCACGCTGAACTCCCTGGGCATACTGAACGGCAGCCTGTTCGCGCCTTTCAGCTTCTCTCGCTCTTTTTGTTAGTTTATCAATCCTTGATTGAACTTTTTTTCCATAGTCATCTACTTCCGAAGAAGTAGCGCCTTCCTGTACAACTACATCAACTTCTTTTGATGCATCATCAGTGTTTACTTTTTTAGGTGATTCATCGAGATTAACCTCTGTAGCTTCACCTTCCGCTGGCAAGTCAACCATTTTTTCATCCGCCTCTGATTGCATCTGAACTTGCATTTTTGGTTCTGCAGGCATGTTTCCTCCTGTTATGTTTTAAACTGCAAGATATCCTCCGGGTCCTTTACCACGGCTATTATCTCGTCGTCGTTAAGTATTCTCACTTCACCACCCTCTATTCCAAAACGTGAACCGGCGTAACGGCCGAATATAATCCAGTCTCCTTTTTTACACCATGGTCCATTTGGAAATCTCTCTGTGTCACTGTATGCATCCGGTCCAACTTTCAAGACTAACGCTGTTACTGTTGTAAAGCCCCGCTCCTCGATTGTCGTGTCGGACAATATTATTCCGCCCTTAGTCTTTCCTTGTCCCTTGTATGGAAGAACCAATATTCTCCACCCCGTAGGGTCAGGTAATCTGTCTAAAATTTTATCTGTTGGTAAATGCTTAATCTCGTTAAGGGCCTCGTCCTGTAGTTTTTTTACAAACCGATTTTCCTTATCTTCAGCCACTTTGTTGTTTTCGTCTGCCTCTACGGATAAATCCTTTTCCTCTAAAGCAAATCTACGTTTTGGTATCTCCGTCATTTTCTCTTTCCTGCAGGTCCTGTAGTTCCTGTTCCATTATGTTATAGGCCTTGTATTCACCAACTGATTTGTTGTATAGGTCCCAGCTGTGAATGCCGTTGGCTATAACTGTTTTTAACTGTTCTTTGCGTTCACGGATCCTTTTAAGGATCACGTAAATAACGTTTTCTTCTCGCATTAACCCTTGTCTATCTTGTTGTGCCTCTTGCCTCTTTTACCCCATTTACCATAGGACTCATCCCTACGGTCTTTCATGGATTGTTTCTTACCGGATTCCTTTCCAAGTCTAGCGCCAATGGATTCATCTTCCCTGTCCTTGTAGCCTTGCTTGTGTGGGTGTCCTTTAGATTTACCTTTAAATAACGCTCTTCCCATTGCATCATGGGTTCTGCGCTGTAAGGCTCTTCCTGTGATATCTCTAAGATCTCTTGCCATAACAGTCTCCTATATATTATTTAAAATAGTTACGCAACTATTTTTTTACCAAACTTCCACCAAAGTACAACCCTATGATCGAAGCCATTAAGTGCGTGTCCATTGGCGTTATTACCACACCCGCGAACTGCCTGTCCACGAGCATTTCCTTCTGTTCTATCAGGAACAGAAAACCTCTGCTGAATTCCGTCCAGGTCAAAAAGACCGATACGTCAAAAAAGACCGGTACTATTTTTGGCCAGACGATTATGAAGAACACCGCCGTCAGCGCTATTATCCTTCTCGTCCACTGGAAACCTTCATTCTCGTATTTACGCGCCTTTTCAATGGAGTCCATCTGGAACTTGCCGCGGGCGAGAAGCATCTTCTGCTCCGCCTGCTTCGCCTTGATGCTCTGTCCCCATATGGACATTACTCCACCAAGAACGCTTGATCCAAGCATTGTCACCATTTCAACCGGCAATCCAAACATTATTCTACCAAGCTCACTATTCCGCCACGGGCGAATCCCTGCTGGAATCCCTGTCCTCCGTGAGTCATAATCATTGCCTGCTGCAAGGGGTTTTGCGCGCCCCATAATTCATTAGGTTGTCCTCGTACTGGAGGTCGTTCTTCCGGTGGTCCGTAGCCGCCACCACCGCCGCCGTAGCCTCCGCCGCCGGAACCCCAGCCGCTGTAGCCGCCGCCACCGCCGCCTCCAATATTAAGAGAAGGTGGTTTATACCACTCATTATATCCAGTTCCAAATCCTTGTTGAAATTTTTCATTAGGGTTTCCTGCAGTTATGTCCTCTAGACCTTTCATTGCTTGAAAAAATATTTGATTATCTCCTGTCATCAGTGCTTCATCCCCCTTATCTAAAAGAGCTTTATATTCCTCATCAGACAGTCCTTCTGGAATAAAAATAGGCATATTAAGATATTTAGGATCATTAGTTAGCTTATAAGCTTTTCTCGCTAATTGTTCGGCTAATGTGTAAACTTCTGTTTTACCTCCACCTTCTGCTATTCTCTCTGTGAATGCTAGACGATCATTGGGACTGGATCTTACATCCCTAGTGCTATGGCTGTAATCCTTCTTCCAATCATCGGCTCTAGGATCCCATTGTCTTCCGGCTGCGGCTTTTTCCGCTTCTTTCCTGTCCTGCTCTATCTTATCTATTCTTGCTCTATTATTTCTATTGATTATATCTTGTTGACTTTCACCGCCACCACGATCCTCTCTTTCACCACCCCAACTACCACCACCGCCACTACTACCACTACTTGGTCGTGAAGGTGAAGGATCAAAAGTCCCATAATCCCCATCCAAGCTTGGAACTCCTTCAGGGCCTTTGTTAGGTTTTCCTTGCATAGAACCGTGAGGATTGGCTTTAACAATCATATCAATTTCTGGCTGGGTAACGTAAGCTAATTGTGAATCAAGTCCATCAGGACTTGTTCTTAAATTTCTAGGTAAAGTCAGCAGTTCACTGTCGGTAAAATTTCCTGGATATCGTCGCATTATCTTATTCCGGCTCTTGGCTCTTGAAAATGAAGTCCTCTTGGCAGGGCGTGAAGTCTTTCCCACGCGCCTTCAAACTCTTCGTACGTGATCCTGTCGCCGGTTCTTTGTATGTAATCAATGAATTCTTTTTCCAGCGGTCTTCCTGTTTCAGCCCATTGCGGTCCGTGCCCGTAAAGTGTCGCTATGCCTGCTTCACGGTTTGAATCGTCAAATCGTGGAATGGGCGGTGGACCTTCAATTAATTCATCATGGTACTGTCCTGGAAGGTATTCGCCCTCCGTCAGTTCTTCGGGCATTGGAAGGGTAGGATCCAGAAGCCAAGGAGCAACTGTTATGTCCTCGCCTCCATGAATCTTTCCGCCACCTCCTATGGTGGAAGGATCAAAATCCCCTATTGATTCCCAAAGTTCATCGGAAATAAGGTTTCCGTCTTTTTTTGTTGTTTCTTCTATTACTTCTGTATCTTCATATGGCCAGGGTTCATCCTCATGGATGTTAGGGCTTTCAAACGGAGGAACTGCGATGGGTGTTCCAGGATACTGCGACATAATCGCAGCCTCTCTTCTTGAATCGTCAAACGGATGCAAGCTTGTAAAAGCTCCGTAATCGTCATCCATGGGGGGAATGACCACATCCTTTCTGTCATCAGTCCAGCTCTCCGTGTCAATGAATTCATCCTCATGGATGTTAGGGGAACCAAACGTGTCTGTTACATATTTTATCTGCTCTTCCTGGGTATCGTCTACCATGGTGGGAATTCCTCTGTCTTTTCCCATCTTTCCTATTTCAGAAAGAATGGCGCCCAGTATTCCGCCCTTCTCCCCTATGTTCATGATTCCCGCGGTAAGTGGATACATCTTTCCGTAAGCCGGCTTGTTTAGCTGACGAAAATCTTCCGTTGTGTCGCTGTAATATTTCATTGCGTCCTGCGGGGTTGAAGCCCCTGCAAGAGCCATTCCGGCGTCAGTGTATTTCCTGTTTCTGTTCCAGTCCCTTCTGAGACCCTTCAGCCTGTCAATATCAGATCCGCTCAGGTTAGGTTGGCGCTGCAAGTCCATCATATTGCGATGGACTATGCCTGCGCCGCTTGTATTCAAAGCCTGTGCACTACGTGCTGGATGCGTCCTCTTTTTACGAGGGCCCTGAGAAGCTATATACTGTTCTCTAGCATCTACCACTATACACCTGGCACAATAATTACTTTAAGCACAATCAGAACAATAACTACTAAAATTCCGGCCTTTATCCAGTCCTTCATTTTCCAGTCATTCCATTCCTTTATATGTGTCCAAAGATCTTTCAATAAATTCATATCTACCTCCTTGTTAACATTTTTGGTTTTTGGGCTTTTTCTGGCCACCCATTACACGGCCACCGTGGTGATATTTCTTCTTCACTGCACCACCTTTCTTCTTATTAATTCTTAATTTTGCCCATCCACCACCTATAGGATTAGGATTTTTATATCCAGAATAAGTTCTACTTCTTCCTCCAGATTGCGGTGTAGGTTTTCCAACATATGCGTCAGATCTTACTCCTGCACGTTGCGCCGCTCTTGTACCTGCTTTTTGAACAGAGCTCTTTTGCCCTGGCCTGTTTTTTTTGGGACTATCTTTATACCAGGCGTCAGAGTGTGCAAGTTTTTTCTCCGCTGTAGAAGAAAGTCTGTGCGTTCCTATTCCCTTTGGATGTTTATATCCACTCTCCCCTGCATATGAAGATCCTCTTCTTGCGGTTCTTCCTCCGGATTGTGGTGTGGGTCTTCCAATGTTTGTCTTAACTGTTTTCGTTGACGGTCTTGGGCTTCCACCCCTTTTGTATCCACTCATGTCAACCTTCTGTCCTGTCGCCTTAGCGTGCTTCTGCGCCTTCTGGACTCCACCTGAAGTGTATGGAAATTTTTGTTTACCTACTTTCGGCATTATGCTCCTCCTTTTTTAACCGTAATCCCACCAGTGGGATATCCGTATTCATTTACCCAAGGGGCCGTATCATATCCCTTTGCGTGAAATATTCCACCTCTTTTTTTCTTGACAGGTTTGCTGCCGTGTTCCTTTGTCCATTTCTCTGCCATTGCGGGCTTGTTGGCCCACATCCATTTCCGTTGTTTTTCAGACCTAAATGGCATCAGTGTATCGTTGGAACGTCTTCATCATAGTAAAGTTCATTTATCAACTCCTCCTGTATCATGAAAGTGTTGGCAACTTCCTGGAACATCCTGCATGCTCCCACCGGCCCTAACGCTTCCACGTACATGTTTCTCGTAACAGCCAGTAAAGCGCCGCATACCTGCAGGTAGTCCTCCTTGCTGTTGATTTCACTGGTGGCTACCTCCTCAATCTTTTTCATTGCGATAGCTATTTTTTCTATTTTATTTTTTAGTTGATCCATTTGCTTTATTTTTAGCATTTTCCCTCGCAATCCTTTCCGCCGATCTCTGCTTCATTGCATCCCTCGAATTGATCATGTTCTCCTTGAACAGTGTCATGGCTTCATCGGAATCTTCCTTACTAACATCTGCCGCGGCTTTCATCAAGTTAATACTTGTGTCCGCCTCCAGCTTGTCACGTTCTATGTCAAGTTTTTCAGAGTCAACCAGCATGTCTTTCTGAAGCTTGGCCTGTGTCTCCATGGCCTTAAGGTCAATCTCCTGCTGTTTAAGCTTGATCAATGGATCTTCCGCTTCACGCTTCATTCGAGCTTCCTCGTCCTGCGCCAGTTGCGCTGTCATCTTGGCCTCTATTTGAGCCTGCTTTGCCGCTTGCGCGTTAATTAGCTGTTGCATTTGCTGTTCCACCTGTTGTGCCATTTGCGGATTCTGCTGTGACTGTTGCTGTGCCTGCTGCATTTGATCCATTTGGGGCTTGAATTCCTTCTGGACTTGGTCCGCGGCCATCATGGTAATGTGCTCACAAATGTGCGCCTGGAGCATTGAATATACCTGTGGATTAATCTGTACCATTCGCGTAAACATGAATTCCGCGTGCGCCTGTATGTGCGCTGTATGGTCCTGCATTGGAAATGCCTTGGGGGCCTTTCCGTTCATGGCACCCGCATTCTCAGTTGAGGGGCTCATAGGTTCCGGCAATTCCGGATCAGGTTTTAAAATGGCGTCTACGTTATCCACTCCCATCGCGTCATACATTCTTCTGTACGCTTCGCGCATGTTGTGCAATCCTGGATTGGCCGTAGCCAACTGCAGTTGCTGCTGTGCCAACGTGACACGCTGCGCCATGGAAAATATGTTGGGATCGGAAACTGGGATGATGTCAACACGGTCATCAAAGTCCGCTTGCTTAATCATTTGGTTTCCACCTACTACTTGATATGGATATTCCGGCGGCAAGTACAGTTGAAATACTTTTGCCAACAGCTTAAATTCAATTTTTTGCGCATAGTGCAATCTTTTGTGGATTGCGCTCATTACCTTAGTTCCCCTTTCCAAAAGAGCTAAAGTTGTTCCAACTGGATTCTGCTCGTTGCCTTCGCCCATTTTCATGTCGGCGATTGCCGCAAAGGATTTTCCGGCGTCAACCGCAAACCCTAAAAGGGCAAACAGAACCTGTGACGGTTCCTTGTATGGAAGGGGCAACAGTGATTCCTTTATGGAAACTCCGGTAACGTCAACGTCCCTGAATTCCCCCGGTTGCAACGGTTCGTCATGGTCGCGTATTCTCATTCCCCGTGCCTTGAAACCTGCCGGAAGGTTAGCGAGTGTGCCAGCATCAATTAATTGCCGCAAAACACTTGTTGCTGTTCGCGATAACCCTCCAAGCATGTGTATAAGACCGAAGCCGTAAAAGCCCAGTCCTGGGAGGAACTTGTAGTGTACAAAATAATCATTCTTAGCGAAATTAGGGTCATTCTCTTTCCAGTTTCTTCTGATGGATAAAACTTCCTGTGAATATTCATCAATGGAAATAACGTAAGGAAGCTTGACTCCCGTTTCATCCTCAAATCCCGGAACGTCAGCGTTGACGTGCATTTCCAGAATTGTATGTTCTTCATCTTTTTCGCTGTATTCCCTTTGAACGCCTTCCAGCGTATTTACCTTCTCTTCAACTTCACTTGTTTCAACTGTTCCGCTTTTCAGTTCAATGTCGCGGTAGAATCCCTGCAACTGCTGTTTTCTTATGTCGTTTGAACTTGTCTTGATTATGTGCGTAACCCTGTCCGCATTCTCAAGATCGGTTGCCATGTAATTTATAACGAGATCCTCGCCTGCAATGAATTTTGCGACAGCACGCTTCAGCAGGCTGTCATAATAAACTTTCTTGAAAGCTGATCCCGCAAGGGGAAGGTAGAATAGAAGCTGGTCCATGTCCGGATCGTACTCTTTCATGACATCAGTAATCTGATAGTTCATGAACTGCTGCACGCGCTTCGCCTGGTCCTGAATTTCAGGAGTGGAAAGGCCTACAACTTGAGTTCGTACGGGGCCGCTTGGGGGGAGAAGTTCCTTATACGCTTGGGCCTGAAACTGCGTTACAGATTCAGCGAGTAAGGGGTGTACGACCCCGGACGCTCCTTCGAACGGCTGGGTTCGGTTTTCATATTTGAATCCGAGCATGTCAAGGCCTTTGATATAGGTGTCTTCCCAATCCTTCCTTGAGTCCTTATCCGTTTCGAAACTTTCTACTAGATCTATTGAAAATCTACGTAATTCTGTGTCATCAATGTAGTCCGCCAGATTGGCGTCATGGGGAATGTTGGCTGTGTCGACAGGCGCGTTTGGGTCAAAATTGACATCGGCGCCTCCAGCTTCCGTTTCCGTTATTTCAACATTGGGATCAGAAATCTTTTGGTCAGGTTCGAGTTGTATTTCCTCTCCTGTTGGCTCTATTTCCAATGCGTCATTTAAAGAACCCAAGGCTCTTTCAATATTGTTGTTTGGATTTCTTGGTGGCATTATTTTTTAACTATTCCCCCTTTTTTATAGATAGGAAGGCCCTTGTCAATAATGGCTTGCGCAGCCTTATTTTCCTTGAATAATATCATTGGAACTTCCCACACCTTTTTATCGCCGTCCATTATATATGTTTTCATGAACTTTGCACCACTTTTTTTCGCCGCCTTCTCCATGGCGCCTTTGGCCATTGGGCCGTAGGCTACAAGGTTTCCTCTATAGTCCTTGTTTGTAACGTTAAGTCCCTTATTCTTGACGGCCGCTGTATTCATTGTTATGCCGTCATATCCGCCTTCACGCGCGACGCGAAGAAGGTATTTCATTATGAATTCATTGTAGTCCTCCGTCTTGCTTAGGGGTCCCTGCGGAATTCCGCTGTGGTCTCCCGCAGCCATTTTCGCCTGCTCTTCCTTAATCATCTTCCTTACCTTTGTTCGTTCCCTTTTAAGCTTGGTCAATCTAGCCATGATTTGCTTGGTTTGTGGCTGGGCCAGTAAGTCCTCAACCTTTGACACAATCAACGCCAAGTGCTGCTCGTTGGCCGTTCCTATTTCCTCCTTCAGGTCCCCACGCGGTGCGTATTTAGACGATGCGGTTAACTTATCAAAGTCCTCTCTTTTTGTTTTGCTTAACTTCAGGTATGCCTCATGTGGCTTAAGTCCTTCTTTTTCCCACTCAGCAATCTGTTTCTTCACTTTCCTTTGCGCGGCGTTTACCTTCTGGTGCATGTCGGACTGAATCTCCTCTATGTGAAGGAGCCTTCTTCCGAACTGGTCCCCTCTGTCGGATGTCCTTGTGTGAACGACGCCTCCAGCTCTGTCCGCGTCACTTAAATTAAAGTCATGCGCGTATTTGTATCCGGGCTCATTCGATCGCAAGCTTCCAGGCGTGTAGCGGAAAAGAAATTCACGGTAATTGTCGCCTCCCTCCATCATCTGCGTTCCCTCGTGCTGGGTGGATCTCCTGTATTTCTTGAATCCCGCCGTCCTTTTCCCGAAGGCGGTGGAGAGTGACTGGAGTATTTCCTTTATCTCAAACGGGAACCTTTGCGGAACGCCTTCCGTCAATGCGTCCTGAACTCCGAAATTATTGTAAACCATGTCATCAATGGCCTTTATTATCGCCTTCGATTCAGTGGAAGTTGTGGACTCTTTCAGCTGCGGCATAACGGCCTTGAGGTAGTCATAAAATCCCTTTATTGCCGGATTTCGTATTGCCTGCGTGTCAATCTCCTTTATCCTGTTAGACACCTTCCTGATAAGATTGGCGCCGGTTGCGTCGCCCAACGCGACAACATCCATCGTCGGAGCCATGTCATCAAACTGCCTCACAAGGTCAGACTTTGAAACTGTCTTGTTTCCCATCCTTGAAAGCCACGGCGCCAGTGAAGTGTCGTTCAGCTCCATGTCCTTTATGATGGGGAATCCTCTTGGATTGAGTATTCCGTGCTTGCCGAGCTTCATGTACTGAAGCCACTGCGTTCCGGTCATGGCCTCTGACGGCGCTCCTATGATCTTTTCACGCGATCCCCAGAACATCGCTCCTGGTGCTTCAGGTTTTACATTCTCCAGTATGGCAGCCTTTTTTTCCGTCTGCGTCAGTCCAATCATATTCTTTTTCTTTGCCTTCTGTATGTCCTTTAGGACCTCCGACATCGTCAGCTTCGGTTTGTAGTTTGTAATTTTTCCCAATACCTTGGGGGCGTTCTTTCTTACAAACCCTCCCTTGTTGAACTTCTGTATGAACTGCGCTCCCATGAACTCCGAAGGGTTGTTCCTTATCTGCGAAACTGAATCATTGATTAAGGTTCCGTATGGGTCCGGTCCCGATGTTGGCGGGACTGCGTTTGGCCTTCGCGCTATTCCGCCTTTGTTATAGAATCCCATTACCTTCTTAAAATAGT